ACCAACCTCTTACAGACGAGTGATCGAGCACCGCAGTCTTGTCCCCATGCTTGCGAATGAAGCACGGCCAGAACTCATGCCAGCCTTCGGGGGTTGGGGTTGTGTCAGGGTTCATTCGCCACCGCCTTTCGTTCTGCGGCAATACTCCGCGATCAGCAGGGCGTCCGCGTTCCAGTGAGCCACTTTGATCCCCGGAAACAACTGCCCGGCCTTCTGCTTCGTCACATTCTTGTCCCCCTTCGTGCGGCACGACAACGCCCCTTGCCACTTCGCCGGGTTCACCTCCTCGAAGGGGACGCAATATGCCGTCAGCAAGCCCCGCAGGAAGCCGTAGGACTGACCGAATTTGAACGAGGACGCCACGCCTTGCTTCGGCATGGAGTGGACACGCTCGATCAGGGCAAAGGTCTCGGCGGTGTCCTTGTATCGCTCGTCCAGAAACGCAGCGACTCCCTGCTCCGTCTCCGACAAGCGGCAGAGCGAGATAGACGGCAGGCCCGGAACAGGGTCCGTGTCGATCACCGCAATCGCACCGCTGGCACCGGGGTCGATACCGATGTAGATCATGCTCGCCTCCTGTGTGCCTTCTCCGCCCACGCCCGCCATTGACTGTGAAGCGCCGCCGCTTCCCGCTTTGGAAACCTCAGCGTCTTTTGCTCGAAGTGAACCATCTCGTTGTCGACCGCGGTGACGAACCGCTCCTCTCGGTCCTTGAACGACCCACCCTCTCGCACCCATGTGTCTCCCGCGTCCGGTAGCATCATCATGCTCGCCTTTCAAAAAGGAACATCCGTGGCAGGGTCGACACACCCTCCGTCCGGACCCGCATCCACCACCGCCGTCTCACCCGCAGGCTCAGGCTCACGCACGACAATCGGCGAAAGCGAGGTCACATGCTTCGCGTTGATGACGTGGCGATAGTTCCACTTGCTGGTCGCCTTGTCCTGCCAGCTTTCTTGTTCCAACTCGCCGGACACGAGGATGCGACTGCCTTCCTCCAGCGTTTCGTACATCGCATCCGCCAAGCCGCCCCAGCACTTCACATCCACGAAGCACTTGATTTCGCGGCCCTTCACTTCCTTCTTCACCAACATCGGGATTTTCGCCACGACAGAGTTGCCCGCCTGTCGTTTTTCGACGGGCTTGCTCACAACGCCGGTGATGATGATCTGGTTCATTTCGCCGTTCATTCTCAAACCTCCAAGCCAAGTTCTCTTGCCACGTCTTCCACCATCGACTTCGGCGGCTTCCACTCCGTTTCAACGCCCGAGGGGCAATACTGCTTGACCCGGTAGTGGCGGTCGCACGCTTCCACCACATCCTTGATGTCCGGGAATGCCTCGTTCGACAGCGCCGTTTCCAGCACGGCCCGATTCAGCACCGGCCACGGGTACTTGTTCAACACGGCGAACCACGCCCAAAGCTGAATCTTCGAGAACTCCATCGTTCGCTTGAGCGCGACCAACGCGAGCATCGACTCGGCGAACTGTTGTTTGGTCATCGGCAAGGAAGTCGGCGACGGCGTCGAGGGTTCCCGCAATTCGCCGCTCGTTCGTGGTGGAACGACCGCCTTGAACAATGCCCCCATGTCCGTTGGTTCGCTCATTGTTTTTCGCCCATGTCCTAACAGCGGCTTGCCAGTCCTTCATCCCTTCTTTCCCCACCTTCCAGCCCTTCGATGCGTAGAAGTTCACGAACGTCTCCGCGTTCACGATATGGCCGTTCGCCTCGCAGTACCGCAGCACCTCGTCCACAGTCGGCGGCACGAACTTCTCGCCCCGTTTGACCGGCGTTTTTCCCTTCTTGCGGGCCTCGTAGCGTTCGACCAACGCTTCGGCAAACACCATCGCCGTCTCAGCCACTTGCCCCGGCGGATCATGCGGACGACTCGCCATCAACCGCCCGAACGCGACCAGCGCCGCGTCTTCCAGCATCGTCCTAGCCATGCCGCTCCCCCAGGTACTGCTCGACCGCATCCTCAATCTTCTCTTCGTACTTGTCGCGGAACGCCGCCGATTGACGAATAAGGTCGCCGCCCACCAGCTTGCTCACGCGGTTGATGTAAATCGCACCGTTGTCGCCCACGGTCGGATCGGGCTTGTCCCGCTCGAACCAGACGCACACAACCGTCTCGCCGTCGTCCGTCTCGATGGTCACGGTTGCGGTTTGCATCTTGCCTGACACCTGGGCGGCGATCTTCGAGCCGAGTCCGTTCGACGATGGGATGCACGTCAGGTATTCCAGCACCGCCGCCCATCCCGGCAGCGACGCCTTGACGACGAACTCGCCCTTCTCGTCCTTCCCGTCCGTGTGCATCCGCACGAACGAACACAGCTTGTTCAGGGACTGCTCCATGACCGGCGTGATCTTGCCGCCCATGCCCCGCTTCTCGACGGTGATCTGCCACGTTTCCGCCACCCACCGCCATTGGGCGACGGTCAGCGTGATCTCGCGGGTTTCAATCGGTTCCGCTGTTTTGCGTGCCATCGGTCAGCCCCCGAGGATTTCCTTGCCGAACAGCACCTTGCGACGCCCGTAATTGACGGCGTAGAGGATCGACTTTCCGGCGTGCACAGACGTGTGGTCCACGGTGTTCATCGAGAACGACTTGTTGAATCGCTCGATGTCGCACTCGCGGCAGTGCGTGAGGAACACCTCATTGCCGACGCCACGCTCGCAATCGAGCTTCGTGTGAAGCCACGCCATGCCCTGAACATGGGCCTTCATCCACCGCGACTTGCCGTGAACAAGCGCATGTACGGCAGCGAAAATCGTGCGTGCTTCGGTCTCTCCGCACTTCCGAACCACTTCGAGAAGTTGAGAAACACACTTCACACCCTTTGGGTTGTCGGAATCGCCGGAAACGTGCAGGCCAAGCTCGTCCAGCATCCTGACCACGACACCGTGCTCCGGGCTTCCGGCGGTCTTCATGGCTCGGAACGTGTCCAGCGAACTGACCGGCTTGCGGTTCTTGTTGGCACCAATGAAGCCCGATGCTTCCTGCTTCACGTCGACAACGTCGAAGATGATGCAGGGCACCGTCTCGATATCGCTGCGACGCAAACACGCGGTGAGTCGATTGTTGCCGTCGACCACCCACAGCGTTCCGTCAGGGCGGCGAGCAATAGTGAGGCAACCCATCGCCATCCAGCTAAAGTCGCGGCAAATCGCCTCTGCCTTTTCGGTGACTTCACGCTGGTAGCCGTCGTAGTCTGTCTTGATGAGCCGCTTGCTGACGTACTGCAAACGTCCCGGACGACCGGTTGACTTCCAGCCGTATCGCTCGATCTTGTCGACGCCCGCAACCTTTTCTGAGGTATCCATCTTCCTCACTTCGCACCTCCCATCGACTTCCGTGCCACCGCGATCTGCGTCTTCGCATGACTCCGCACATCCGCCGGAACCGTGTCGTCCGAATCCAGGTCCGCCAGCAGGCCATCTAGTTCCGCCACCGCCGTCTTCTGCCCGACGACCGCCGTCCACCACGCCTTCGTGTGCGATGCGGGCGTTTCCTGCGGGACGACCTTGGCTTCGAGGACCACGGGGGCAGGGGCTGGATCGGGTTCCGTCGCTCCAGTCAGCGACTCGACGAGTTGGTCCGACACCGACTTGTTAGAGACGGGCCGCACGACTTCGGCACGCTCGTGCTCGTCCTCGACGTTGATGATTTGGTTCATCTCCGGGCTTGTCGGCAGCCACTTTGTAAGGCGGCGGAACACCGTCTTCTTGGCCATCTCGTCGTAGTCCGTGACCCACGGCCCGTTGTTCGCCGACCGGCTTCTCGCCCGCACGGCGTCAACCTCTTCCTTCGTCATGACGGCGTGAACCTCGCGACGATCCGGCAACACGCCCCTCGCCCAATAGGCGTAGACTTCGCCACGCGGCTTCGAGAAGTCGATCCCGTGCGAAACCCGACCATCCTTCCACTCGAAGTAATCGTTCCGGCAAACCTTGTTTGCCTCCACCAGCACGCCAATCCGATGGCAAAGCTGGACAAACCCCTTGTAGTCGACGATCAGCGTCAACTGGTCGCCGTAGGGAATCAGGTGCGCCATCCGCCCATCGGGTTCGAGGCCGACCGCCGACAGGTCCATCATGCAGCGGATGACCGACTCTTGCGTGCAGTTCGCAATCTTCGGGTTCCGGTTGATGGCATTCAGCATCACCCTCGCGAAACGATCAGGCGTCAGGTGTTTCGGAAGCGACATCGCCAGTTGCTGGCGGGTCGAGTCGGCGCTGATGAGCGACCGAATCTTGTTCAGCGGGGCCAGTTCCTTCGATTGCGTTGCCGTACTCATTCCGCCGCTTCCTCTCTCGCAAAACAACGTGTGACTTTTTCGTGAACGCCTTCACTTCCGTTTCAGGCATCGCCTTGCGGCTAATCTCCCACGGGACCGATGGGTGGAACGCAATCTCCGCATCCCCCATCGCGTGCAGCACCTTCGCCTTGAGCTTGTCCGCCCGTGCCGCCAACCGCTTCGCTCGTTGCTCCAGCCGCTGGCGTTGCATCCATGCCGCCGCCATCCGATCCGGCATCCGCAAGACCTTGCCCACGTCCACCGGGTACAGCCGGGCAATCGCTTCCAAGTCCGAGGCCCGCGACCAATCCGGCGGGGGTGGCGTCCGTGCCTCGACCATCGCCCAAAACTCTCGCGTCCGTGCGATGATGAGGTCGATGAGTCGGTCGTTCCGTTCGACTACCCCGTGCCAGGAATCCTCGAAGCCCGTCATGCAGAACAGGTGAACCCTCTTGGCACCAGTGACGGCCATCTGTTGTTGTGCCTGACACACCCAGTTCAACGGCGCTTGATCCGTCCCCGGTTCCCCAAGCTGAGAAGCAAACCGTGGATGAAGCGTCTTCAATTCCAACAAATCCCCGTTCTCCAGTTCCCCATCCGGCGTCGCCAGAAGGAACGTGTGCTCGGGGTGTTGGTACAACGGGCACGGGTGCGCCTTCACCTTGAGGCCCGACTGCTCTTGGAACTCCGCAATCAATAACGGCTCCAAGAGCGTTCCGCGCCGCATCGCCCGGTTCTCTACGGTCGCTGTTTCCGTCGTCTTTGACAGGTACAGGTCCAGCGGCGTCTGGTACGCTCCCGGCAGGCCCAGAAGTGAGGCCGACTCGCTTGCTCCGATACCTTGCTTTCTTTTTGCGTACCACTCGGGGGTCAGAGACGTAGCTAATGGGATCGGCAACAAGGAGAGCCTCCAATTCACGAAGTTCGAGTTTCGTCCTCTGCCGCTTGAACCCCTCGACGATCCGCTCAGGACTCCACCCAAGCGCGTCGCAGCAGAAGTCAAACGGCAGACCCATCTCCCTCTTGCCCACCGGCTGCGTCATCCACAGCCACGCGCCGCGTGCATCCCGTCGCCGTCGCCGCACGTCGCAACCCTTCTTCATCGTCTTGCCGTTCACGATGTCGAAGAAGCTCTTGAGCGATTGCAGCGCCTTCTCCACGACCGCTTCGCACAGGGCGATGTACGGGTCAGGGTCAGCACAACCCTTGTCACGCACGATGCGGTAGACTCGCGGTTCTTCACGCATCGTCAGCCCTCCGTGGCTTTGGCTGCCGCTCCTTCGCGTCGTCGCGGAGAACCTTCTGGTCCTCGGGGGCAACAATGCCCAGCTTCACTTTGTCGCCACGAATGTCGACAACCCGAATCCGGATGTAGCCACCAATGAAGATCGTCTCGTCCACCTTGCGAGTTAGTACCAGCATCCTTGCCTCCTTGTTGTGGTTGTTGTTGCTTCGAGTGGATCGGGCAGGATTCGGACCTGCTTTGAGTGGTCGACTTGCTCTGCGACTTCGTCAGCCGAGGCCGGGCATTGAACCCGTTACACCACTCCATCCCGTTGTCGTAATGCGTTTCCCACACGCCGCCGATCCGTTCACCACGATTGCGTCCGTGGCTGGACTCCGGTTTACCCGTCGGCCTCTCGGCCAAACCAAATGGCTTTCATTTCGCACGCTCCGTTTCTTCCGCTCGTCAGCGATAGGACCGGACGGGAGTCGAACCCACGAGGAAGACTTATTATCCGCTGCCGCTGGGACACCATGCCCTTGGTAGTGGCTTCCGCCGATATCGCCGCGTGTCACCGTCCACGCCGCCGATCCAAAACGCCCATCCGTGGGCACTCACCGATCCGTCACATTCGCTTGTCGCCTTGCAGCGAGAACGCCACGGCGGTCAACACGGCCACCAGCAGGCAGACCCCACCGCCAATCGCGTGGTCCGTCAGCACGAACTCGCCGAGCACAACGTCCATGTGTTGCTCCAAAGAAAGACCCTGCCCACGTTTAGCTAGGCGTGCGGGTCGAACACGCCCCCAAGGCCAAGTACACAAAGCCCGCTACGCGACATGGGCCTGCACGCCGGATCGGTCGCCAAACCAACGACCGCCACCGGGGGAGTTGCTTGCTTAGACCGAACCCACGTTGTCGGGGTCTTGGTCCAAGAACTCGCTCATGTCTCGCGCGGCAATATCGAGGGCCTTGGCGACGATGGCTGAAACAACCAACGTCCCGACCTCTCCGACATCATTGCTGTGGCAGTTCGCCAGCACTTTGCCGTTCGCGTCGAGCACGAAACCGTTCAACGCCCTGACCGGCGTTGAGACAAACCCGAGAGGGTTCGACATGACTGATCTTCCCACGATGGGGGGCATGAAGCCCCAACGGTGTAGCCACACCGCTTCGTCCAGCAGGACAGCGTTGTGGTGGTCCTGAATCAAGCCGTGGTTTTCACGCCACAGGCTCAACTCACTTGACGAATGTTACTCAACATCGTAACATGCGTCAAGGGATGTTCACAGATTTTTCTGATTTCGCAGTTTCGGCATGGTCGTCCGCGTCGCAAACTTCGCAAAATCAGCGACTTCGAGTATCCACGGCGAGCGGCCTTTGCTGCCGAATTTGCGCCCGATCTTCCCGGCGCGGCACAGGTAGTAAACAAGCTCCCGCGAACAACCGACATGATCGGCGAATTCATCGGGAGTCCAGAGTGTTTTGTCGTGTGGTAGTGGTTTCATACCACCAATCGTAAACTCTGGAATCGGGTTTGCAATACGCGCAGACAAAAGGACGGAATGGAGAGGTGAAAAATTCGCATGTTGCGGGACCACCAACGCGACCGCTCGACACGCAAATCGTGCTCCTCGCGGAAACACACTCTCCATCCGTCAGTGGCCGGGGCACCATTCAACCACAAATCCACTCCGATCCTCACAACACGACGTCCTGAAAAAGCATTCTTGACGCGTAATGAATCGTAGGGCATTTTTCTACGATCACAGGTTTTCCCTACCGTTGTCCAGAACAGGATCGGCCAATCATGCTCCTCAGCGACGCCTTCGACCTTTACGCCCGCAGGAAACTCAGGGACGGCAAACCCAGCACGTTCAACCAGTTTCACATGAGCATTGAACGCTTCAGCCGCTTCCTCGGCAGGCCCGCCACGACAGACGACCTGACGAACGACACGGTCGAGGATGTCATGTACTGGATGAAGCGCGGCGACGATCCACACGTCCGCTGTCCGTCAGCGCCCAGGACCTGCAACAAGTTCCGCGACAACGTCCAAGCGCTCTGGACGTTCCTCGCCAAGAACGGACACATGGCGACGTTTCCCGTCATCAACAAGATGAAGGAACCAACCCGCATCCCCTTCGCATGGACACAAGCCCAGCTTGCCGCCCTGTTCGATGCCACGAACCGCGTCGAGTATTCCATCTCCGGCATTCCGGGCCGCATCTGGTGGCGGGCGCTGTGCTCCGTGTTCTACGACAGCGCCGAACGCATCGGCGGGGTCATGACGCTGGAGTGGCAGAACATCAACTGGGAATCCGGGTTCGCCATCGTGCGGGCCGAGGGACGCAAGGGTGGCCGTGCAGACAAGGCCCACAAGCTCCACGCGAACACGATGATCCTGCTGCGCGAGATGCGACGGCTCCGGCCTGATGCCGACCGCGTCTTCGAGTGGGACCGTGCACCGACGCATATCTACTCGAAGTACAAGAAAATCCTTGCCGACGCCAATCTCCCCACCCGCCGGGAGTGCATGTTCCACTGTCTCCGCAAGACAGCCGCCAGCCACTTCCACGCGGTCGGTGGTGACGCCACGGAACTGCTCGGCCACGCGGATCGACGCACGACCTTGAAGTACCTGGACCCGACCGTGGGTGAGCGCCCGCACGCCTGCGACCTCATGCCGCGACCCGCGAATGTCTCTGTTGCCCTGTTTGCTGCCGACATTGCTTAAAGGGAATCACATGGACGAAAAGGGCCGCGAATTCATCCGCTTTGAACGCTGCGAAAACTGCTGGTGGCGATCCGGGCCATACAACACCAACGCCGGAAACACGTTCAACGAGTGCCGCATCAATCCGCCTGTCGCCATGACTGGGCCGCCACTCCACGACCTCCAAGCCGTGTTTCCACGAGTCGAGCTAACCGACTTTTGCAGCAAGTTCGAGCACCGCATCACCCCAAAGGACACGCCATGAAGCACGGCATCCCCATGATCGCCTTCCTGATCGTCGCCGCCATCTGCGGGGCGGTCGGGTATGTCATCGGCGAAACACGTCGCCAACTGATGATGCAAGAGGCCGAGTTCAAGGGCTTCGGCAAAACGATGGTCGACACACGCACCGGCCAAGAGGTGTTCATTTGGGCCAGCGCGGACCTCAACCTTTGCGTCGACTGGAAGTCCACGTATGCGGCCAACCCGCATCTCAAGCTACCCAATCGTCAGTAATCCGTTGTTGAACGTGGTCGCAGTCCCACCGTCGACGCCAATGCTGATCGTGTCGCCAGCCGTGAACACAACCGATTGCGTCTTCGTGATCGGCGTCACGCCCGACGAGAACACTTGCGTGTCATAGCCAGACCCGTTGATTGTGACGATAACGGTCGTCGCGCTCGGGCTGACTTGGCTCACGTCGAACGAGTATTCCACATCGTAGGTGCCGCTCGTCGGGCACGTAAGCACCGTTCCGCTTGACCACCAGCCTTCGGGGTCGTAGTTCTCGCCGTCCCACGACACGGACGCGGGCAACGCTGGTCCGGCGGACGTGCTGCCGTCGTAGACCTGCACGCCCGTCGTCGGCGTCGCCGCTTGAATTCCCGCCATCAACGCGAAGTTCCGCCGTCGCCCCGCTCGCGTCGTGCCACGGCTGAAATCCTGACCCGCTGGCAACCGGTCGTTCATCATCCGCAGCAGAGCCTGACCACGGCGCACGCTTGCCAGTGTGGTGCCGCGCGGGATTTTGTTCCCGGTCGTGCCCTCGCCGCTCGACTCGCCCGGCATCAACGCCAGTGAACGGCGTCGGCCTGCACCGGAGGAACCGCGATTGAAGCCTTGGTTCATTGCGAATCGGCCTCGGCGGATTGAACATCAATGAAATGACCCCGTCCGCCGCAAAACCTTAGCAGGGGTGCGCGACGAACGGGGCGATTCAGGATCAACAGCATGATTGTATCACGACAAATCCGATGCGACAGCGGGGGCGACCGAATTTTCTGCATCGTGCAGCGCGACATTTTTTCGCAGACGCGCCCCGAATGCTTGTTTCTTCGCCCTTTTCAGCGTGCGATGCTTTGTCAGCGCCCGCAGCGCGATGGCCGAGATGTCGCGAATCTGTTGCGTCGGCCCGGACTGCGCTTGCTGCGCGATGTAGTCGGTCGGAACGTCGCCCCACAGACGGCCCTTGAACTTGCCGAACGTCACAATCGACTTGGCCGTGACACGCATCCTTGCCCCCACACTTCACGTTAGATTGGAGTGAGCGCAGCGACCCCGTACAGGGGGCCACTGCGCAAGCCTTCCTTCACGTTGAGTTGTCGTTCGCTTGCGTCGGAAATGACTTATTTTCGTGGTTTTCCCGATTTCACCCGCACCACGGGGAAGTACGCACTTCGCGCTAAGACCGTCCGTATGTCGTCGCCTCAACGGTCATCTTCGCTCTGATGGTGTGTTTTGGACGCGGTTCCATGCCACACCGGGCATTGTGCGATCCCCCGCAGGGGCGATCCGTCGCACGCCGGACTCCAAGTTTTCGACGTGAATTCTGGTCACACGAATCGTAAATTGTCAACCACCATTTCGCGTCACCGACACAAACATTGACCCAAACCCGCGTGGGATAGGGATTTGCGCTCCGGAAATTCCAAGCGTGAAGTAGTTCGCGAGGATGTCCAATGCGAACACATTCGGCGGAATGAAGCAGTTCGACGGGTCCGCGACCACGTTTGGATGGTCCCACCGCTGGGCGTAGTGCAACATCAGCCGTCCGCCGGGCCGCATGATCCGGTAGATTTCCCGCATGTATTTCAGGAACAGCGTGCTGCCGAAATGCACGAACGTGTCGAACGAGAACAGCAGATCGACCGAACAGTTCGGAATTTCCGAAAGGTTGCCGTCCTTCGACACGATCAGGTCGAAGGGGTGCCCGAGCATATTGTCGAGCATGGGCCTCGCGGCGTCAGTTCCGTCGACGAGGATCAGCTTGGCGTGCGGGTTGAGACGGCTGGCAATCTCCCGCGTCCACCGTCCGCCACCGGGTCCAATCTCGACCACGGTTCGCGGCTCCAAGGCGAGATGGTCACACAGGTGAGCGAAGACACCGCACATGGGCGGGTCCGTCACCTTGCCCCATTGCTCGCCATAGACGGCGTGCGGCGGCGGATCGACGAGCCAGCCTTCGAGCCATTGGACCTGTTTCTCGGCTTCGGTCATCGCAGGGCGCTCCGTAGGCGGTTGAGCTTACCAGCCTTGGCGGTCGCGGAAATCGTCGACTCGGCCATGTGCTCGCGGTAGGCGGTCAGAATCTCATCCCGAGACAGTCCCGACTCCTTGATGAAGTCGCGAGCCTTTTGCGTGTCTTCCGTCCAGCGATCCACTTCGTCCCGCTTCACCGGGCGGAACCGAGTCAGGTCGTCTACACCATTGGCGATCAGCTTGCGGGCCTCTTCGTCCTGCCCCCACTCCTTGGCCAGCAGCAGACTCGCCACACGCTCCTGAACGGCGAACGCGGACTTCGACACGTCCCCCTTCTCGTATTGCTCGACGGCCACGCGGGACACGTCACGCTTCTTGGCGGCGTATTCCTTGATCTTGTCGGGGTCTTTCGTCGCACGCTGCAAGGCGGACCATGCGTCACGGGCGCGGTCGGCAGCTTCGAGCATCAGCCGCTTGTCGCGATCCGCCTCGGTTTCCTTGCGGCGGGGATCGTTCGACCGCTCGTTGGCTTCCTTGATCTTGTCGTACAGAAACTCGGTCGACTTGTCGCGGTACGACAACTCCCCTTCCTTCCGCGTCTTGGGGGCGATGACACGCAGCGGGTCGGCTTCGGTGAATACCTTCTGGAAGTTGGAGAACTGGCCGCCCGTCATGGCGTCCGCTGCGTGCTCGACACGCATGGGAGATGCGCCAGCGAAACCGGCCAGCCATGCCAGTGGCGTCGTCTTGTCGGTGTACTGCTGGCTCGCCTCTCGCTTGGAAACCACGGTCGGCTGAACGTCACCCTCTCGCATGTCGCGGTAGTTCGGAACGATGGGCGCCCCGGCGCGATCCGCCAACCCAGCCGCCCGAAACGCGATGTTGTCGCCCTGCCGCACGTCCTCGTTCATGAGTTGCGACAGAGCTTCGTCCATGACGGGGACGCCGGTCGCGGCAGAGTAGCCCAGCACGCTCAGGCTCAGCGACTTCACGCCTTCCATCAGACCACGGAAAGCATCCTCGTTCTGGCCCTTCAATGCGTGCAATGCCACCACAGCGGCCCCATGCGTCATCAGCCCGAACTCGGAATACTGCGGCAGCAGATACCACTTGCCGTCGTGCTTGACGTGCAGGTACTTAATCTTCTGCGTGATATCCGCCTCCAGGTACTCGTCGTCTTCCATCGCCTTGGCCACGGCCAGCAGCCCGAGGATCGTCGCGTAGCCCATGACCTGCGTGACGTTCAGCGGATCATTCTTGATGGCCCGCAGCAGCGACATGCCGTGAACCACACCGGCGGACGAGTACGGGCGCAGCTTCTCCAGATACCGCATTGTGGAACCGCGACGGGCGTAGTTGCCGGTCGACTCCTTCACGGCTTCGGCCACGTCCATCCGCTGTTCGAGCGTCTTCGCGTCGCCGGGCTTGAGGCCCAATTCCCGTAGCTTCGACTGATACACCGCCAGCGCGGCGGCTTCCGGGACGGTCCCAAACGCCGATCCGATCCAACGCGGAACTTCCGTCAGGCCCCACTTGAACAGGGCCATGCCGCCGTCTTCGTTCATGATCTGGTGGGGCGTCCGACCAGCCACGTTGCGGGAAATGTTCCACGCCACGGATTCGTCGTTGCGGATGCTCGTCTCGAACGTCACCCCGTCCGCCCGCGCTTGCTCCAACTGGGCGATGATGTTCTGGAAGTATTGGCCGGGGACGAAGCGGTCGATGGTCGACTTCTTGGCGGCAATCGCCAGCATGTTGACCATCATCTGACCCATCAATTCCCAGTGATTCTTTCCACGGCGAATCGTCGCTTGGAGCAGGTTCGTCGCCTCGTTCGCCTTGTTCGGGTCCGCAAACGATCCACCGATGGCCAGCATTTCCGGGATCGAGAAGATTGTTTGCGTGAGGAACGCGAAGCGGGGATTGAACCCCGTGGCGAAGTTCTTGAGGATGCGGTTCGGCCCGACAACGAACCTGTCGATGATCTTGCCGCCCATCATGCGACCGGCAAACGCGACCGGGTCCATCGCGTGCAGCAGCCGCACGACACCCTGATCGTTGATTTGGTAGCGGGCCAGCTTGCCCGAGCGGTCCACCGCCTCGAACGTCGCTAGCCCATCCTTGCCGGATTCTCCGTCCGCCAGCTTGAGGATGAACGGGGCCAATCCCGGAATCTTCGGGGTGTCCGCCATCGCCAGCACGGTTTCCAGCATGACACGCTCGTGAATCGCGGTGAGGCGGGCTTCCAGATTCATGACCGTCGCCATCAGCGGGTCTTTGATCTGGCGGTCGCTACCAATCAAACGGCGTCCAAGCTGCCCCGAAGCGGCGGATGCCGTGGGGCTTGCCGTCCGCTCGTCTTCAAAGTCACGGAGCAACGGGACGTAGGCACCGGGGTCGCCGAGCGGGATGCCGTCCTCGTTCACCGCACGGATGCGATCCACCGACAACCGCAGCGTCGGGGATGCGTCGGCGGCGTACTGCAGGAGCAGGTCGTGGAACTCGTAGTAGTCGTCCAGAATCTCCTTGAAGTTCGGCTTGCCGTTGGTTCCGTCGAACTCCGCTTCGAGCAGCTTGATTGCGGCGGTCGCATCCGTGAGGGACAGCCCCGTCGCTCGCGGGTCGATTCGCTTGATCGTGACGTTCGGGCTTCGCATGTCGGGGTCCGGACCCTGTTGGTTCGGATCGACCTGCACCATCCCGGCATTGTTCATGAACTGCAACACGCGGGCGTCGTTCATCCGGTCCAACGTGTCGGGGTCTTGCAGAGCGAATGTACGCTTCGCCAGCAGCAAGCGGTTAAAAGCGTCGATCCACTCCTTCTTGCCGAGCAGGGGGGCCAGCAATTCCCGCAGCGACTTCCCTTGCCGCGTGCCGTCCCACATGACCGGCTGGCTGTCCAGCCACATTTGCGTATGGCTCGACGCCAAGCCGTGCAGATACACCAGCATCTTGTCGGGGCGCAGCCTATCCGGGATGCCAAGCTCGACGCCCAGCACCTGCTTGCTGTACTCCCGCGCCGCCTTGTCCATGCGGTTGGAGACTTCGGCGATGTCGATGAACGCCCCGTTGGCCCGCTCCCACAGGCCACGCCAATACTCGTGCCCGGTGTACTTCTTGAGGTAATCCATCAGCCCCTTGCGGTCCGCGATCCGGTCGCCAGCCCGGTCCACCGCGTTCATCTTGCGGATGAGCATGTTGTACTCGGCAGCGGCGGCGGTCAGATTCAGCAGCGCCCGAGGGTGACGCTCTTCCATCGTCTTGATGAAGTGATCAAACAGTTCCGGATACTCTTGCTTGAGGAACGCCGGTCCTTCCTGAACGTACAGCCGAATGAACTCGGCGCGGCCCTCCCGCATGACTTCTCTGGCGGCGTATCCCCCCGTTTTGGTTTGATGCTTTCCAATCGTCCGCAGTTGCGACTCAGCCTTGCCGCCGACCTTGGGCGTCAGCACCACGTTGTCACCCAACTCGACGGCGTGCCCCATTTCGTGGAAGACGGTCGGGAAGTTCGTGCGAGAATCCACGCTCGCAGCGCCGATGCGTCGATTGAACGCACCCCGCACATTCCCGCCCCCCTTCATCTCATTCAGGGGGATGTCGTAGTTGCCATTCCGTAGCACAGACTCGGCGGCGGTCTTCACCAACTCCGTGACTCGCTTGCCGCTGGCGATATCTCCCGCAGACGGACCATCGATGTTCTGGCCGGTCGGCGTGCCACGAACACCCTGGTTCCCCTTGCTGTTCGCGTATGTCGCCTGCCCCTTCGCGGACGCCACCGGTGCCCGAGTCTCAGGGTCTTCGCCCATCCTGTTCAGCAGGGCCACCACCTTGCCGCGATTCGTCGGGTCGCCAAGCTCGGGCGGCAACTGGTTGATGTTTGCCAGCCCCATCGCTTTGGCGAAATTGCGCATGTGCAGGTTGCGGATTTTCGCGACCTTTTCGCGCACCGCTGGCGTCATCGCGTTGATGATCCGCGTCACCGGGTCGGACGGATTGGGGACGTTCGTGTTCGTCACCGCTGGCTTGCGTGGCCCGAGGTCGGCGGATTCTTCCGACTGATCCATCGATTCGTCGGATTGCTGCGCCGCTCGCGTGCCGATTTTGCCGGATGCCCCCCGCGCCGCCATCCCAACGTAAAAGTTCCCCTTCCCATCCGTAATCAGTGCGTCGCGTTCTTGCGGCGACAACTGGCCGGGAGCGTCGTGCTTGTGCAGCGACACCTTCCCCTCTTGCGACATCCGCAGAATGCCACGGTCGAATTGCTCCTTCGACAGATTCGGGAACTCGGCCCGAACATCACGAACGCCCAGAAGCGAACCGTTTCGGACGGCACCGGGCATGAGCCGTTCCATCACGTCGAACACGCCACCGGTTTTCTCTGGCTCTGCCTGTGGCGGTTCGCTCTGCTTGCGTGCGGCCTGCTGCTGCGCGAAGGCTTGGACCCTCTTCGCCACCTCAACGGCAAAGGCTCGCTTGGCTGGCGTGTCCAGCGTGTTCGGCAGCTTCGACCGGTCGACGCCCATTGCCTCCGCGAAGGCGGACCGCGATGACTTCTCCAATGCCGCGATCTTCGCGACGACTTCCGCTGGCTTTGACGCGACCTCGCGCCTCGTTTCGAGCATCTCCGGGTTGGATTTGTCGAGCGCAGTCATTCCCCGGTCGAAGTACGGATCGTCTCCGGGGTCTTGGATCGGATCATCGACCGGCACGGATGGCATGTTCGTGTTCGGCATCGACAGCGGTTCGTTCAACGGAACCGCTTGCGTCAGCGAAGACGGGCCGGGTGTCCGACCACCTATCTGCGGTTCGACTTGTCCCGGATCGACCGGATTCGCGCCGCTCGGGCCTGTCGGTTGAACCGGAAGTGTCGGGTCCGCAAGCGGCGTCGGTTCTGGAGTGACATTCGGGGTTCCTTGACCGGAAGCGATTTGCCGCAACGCCTCTTGCGTGTTAGCCCAATTGACCGCCTGAATCCCACCAGAGATCAGGCCACCGGCAGCAGCCCCCAGCGCAAAGGACTGTGCCGCGTCCCAGAGGTATTCGTTCCACGTTCCGTACTGCTTTTGCAGCCGGTTGTCGCCGGTCATGTTCGCCGCCGCACGATCCACCCAATCGCCCAGCACGAACGCAGCGACCTCTTCCAGCCCCTCGCCCGCCGCCGACCGTGCCGTCTGCGCCAGCTTCGCAGCCAAGCCGCCAGCCGCGACCTTCGCCAAGTCGCCAGCCACGGCACGGCTGAACATCTTAGCCGCATCTTTCGACAGACCGCCAAGAGGCGTCTTGTCCAGCAGGAACTCCGTCCCCGCTTCGACAGCCCCGTGCGCCGCCCCGTAGGCCAGCGCCGCGTTCTCTTGCCAGCCCGCTTCCTTTGCCCGCCGGTAGCTCTGCGCGGCAGGTTCCGCGAACATATTCAGGGCCACGGCACCAGCACGCACCGCCGCCGTACCTGGGGCAGCCGCCGCCGAGAACACTTTCGTCGCCGACTTCGCCACGTTCGAGAAGAAGTTCGAGTACCCGCCTCGCCCCATCTCCGACTTCAGCCGCTCGTTTTGGAGCAGGTAGTCGCCGACCGGCGTACCGTTACCGCTCATGTACGCCAGCGGGTCGACCACCGCGCCAGCGGTTGCCGTGATCCCTTCGCCGATCCCTTCGAGTGCCGAGCCGAACAAGTCGAACGTGCTGTGTGCGAACTGCGGAACTTGCGTGAGGGGACTCAAGGCGAAAGCATTGCGGTCATTGCCGCCCGCCGCCGTGTACTCCCGCCCAAGCCGCGCAGACTCCGCGTCAGGAAGCTCGCGCGTGTATCCGGACAGTTCGTCACCCGTCTTCACGCGGAAGCCGGGTTGCAACGCAGGATCGACAAAAGGCTTTGGCTCGGTGAAGTCACCGAAGCCACGGGCCTTGAGGGATTCCAGAGCGTCGGAGGTCAACTCTTCAATCGTCGGGATGCGGTAAGGCATCGCACCCTTTCCTTTCACATGCCTGCCACATCGGCCACGGACGTTCCGGTCACGCCGGTCGTCCACTCAATCGCTTCCCGCATCGTCGTCGTGTACGCCTCTCGCGATTTCTGGAGAGCCTGCAATCGCATCTCGGCTTGGAACGCTGCTGGGTTCACGCCGGGCGGGATTGTGGCGCTGGCAGCCTGCTGCATCAGGGATTCGTACACCGCGTTCGAGCGGTCGTATGCCATCTTCATGCTGGTCGACACGGCTTCGTTGACGCCACGCAATCGCACTTCTTCCATCCGTGCGTTCGGGTTCGGCAACGCCTCAAAGCCCCGATCCGTCGCCATGAACTTCTCGCCCTTGTACTCCACCAGCCCGTTCTTGAACTTCCATTCGGCGTCGGAATAGATCGGGGCGCGGGCCTTGATGCCCATCGCTTCGTTGGTCAATTGCCACTCAATTTGTGCCCTTACATTCGGGTCGTCTTTCATGCCCGTCTGGTCCAGCCACTTATTGGCCGCGTCCATCTTTGCGTTGAACCCGCCCCATCGAGTTTCGTACTCCCGCTGCGCCATCGAGTCGTAATACTTGCCATACTCGTCGAGAAAGTTCTTCTGTCGGAACTCCTTGTCCGCCAGCGTGCTCGACAGGTCGAGTTGATTCTTCTTCGACAGGTTCAACTGCTCAATGCGGTTCGCCTGATCGGCAGCTTGTTGCTTTGCGTCAAGATTCGCGTTCAGGCCCATCAACTCGGCCTTCTGCTGGCCGTCGAGCATCGCCATGCCGTACTGCTGCTGTGCCTGGAATCGCTCGGATTGCTGCCGGGCCTGCAACTGCATCATCGTGTTCTGCCGCTCCATTTGCAGGGACATCGCCGTGCGCTGATTCTGCGCTTGGATGTTCCGCATGTCGGAGAGGTTTTGTTGGGCAAGCTGCTGCTGCTGGCGATACTCCGTGGACGAGATATCGTTCTGCTGCTGTTGCAACCCGACCGCCAGCCGTTGGTCCTGCATCGACCGGTCATTGGCGATGCCGACGCCGAACCGCCAATTCTGGTTCCCCGCGTCGTACTGCGCCATCGCCGTCTGCTGGGCGAGGTTGCGCAGTTGCTCCGTCTGAGACGCCTGAATCTGCTGCGTCTGCCGGTACTGGCCGTCGAGGATGCCGAGCTTCTGCTGGTACTGACCATCGGCCACCTGCAACATCGTCAGGTCGCGGCGCTGGTTCAGTTCGTCGCGCGCAAGCTGCTGCTGCTGGGCGAAGCGGTTGTAGTCGCCCGCCCCCGAGGTCATCGCAGCCTTGGCGACGAGTTGGGCGTCCGGAGAGTATTGGACGGTGATGGCCATGTATCAGACTCCCCAGCGGCGGGCAGGCGGTTGCGGCATCATGACGCCACCGACGAGGGACGGCGGCTTGTTCTGGACACCCGGAGCGCCGTACTGCTGGAACGTCGGGGCAGCGGCAGGACCGGGCGGGGCCATCATGGACGGGCCGGGCATCGCGGAACTGCCGTATCCCGACATCGGCGACATGGGCGGCGCACTGGCAAACGGCACGGGTTCCGGGCGTTGCGGCACCACACCCATCGGCGGCGTGCTGCTGGGCGTCGGCATCGAGAACGATTGCCCGTAGCCCGAACCGTAGGACGTGGTCGATGCGTTCGCTTGCTTGGGAGCGCTCGACTGTTGACCGTACCCGGCCATCGGCGACGACATGCTCGCCATTCCGGGCGTTCCGCCATATGCCGGATTCGGCATTTCTGGCGGACGGAATCCGCTCGACAATTGCGGGTTGTTCGGGTTCTGCGACCGCATCGCGTTCGTCACGTCGTTCGGGTTCCCCGGAGCGACAGCGGACACCGGCGGATCGGGAAAGCCCATCACCGAGGGGGAAGCCGGGGGTGGTGCTGGCGCCTTGGTTTTGGACACGGGCGAAACCGCCGCGTCGGTCATCCAAGTGTTGCCGTTCCGCGTGCCGCTCGATTGCGGGTCGTAGTTGGACGGCGCGTAGTTCGCATCGGCACCGCTCATGCCGTTGTTCGCGTTGCCGCCACCCATGAATGGTTGTTGCCCGAGCATGTAGTCGGCGGTCGGCATCGAGCCTTGCGTCGATGTCACGGGCACGTCGTACATGCCGAACCGATTCGTCTCCGGTCGGTTGGCGTTGGCCGCTTGCAGGTCCGCCCACTCCTTGTACGGGTCGGTCTGCTGCGGAGTGTCTTGTCCACCCAGCGCCGCGAGGTTCGGGTTGATGCTCGACTGCGGACCCATCTGTGCCGTCGTTCCATCGAACAGGGACGACTTGTCCACGCCGCTTGGGTTCACGGCCCGCGACAACTGGCTCGCCATTTTGTTCGAGTCGTACCCGCTGAACGCCTGCGCGAGAGACGGCAGTGTGCTATTGAAGTTGGCTGACGCTTGCCGGGCATCGGCGGTCGCTTGCGCGATCGACTCGGCGGATGGTGTCGCCGAATTGGCGTAGGGCGACATCGTGCCATCCGCCCGCACGCCGCCAATACTCGACGATCCCGAGGTGTCTGCGGCCCCGGCTTGCATCTCACGCTGCGTGCGAGTCTGCGATCCGGACATCCCAGCCCTCATCGCCCGCTGCATGTCGCCTTCCATCGACGCGGCTGCTTGCTGTTCGGTGAGTTGCGACGTGCTGCCATACCCGGAAAGCGGGGTCGATTCCGCCGTCGCCGGTGGAGGCGGGGCAGCGGTTTGACTCCGCGTCGTGCCGCCCTGATTCGCCGCATCCGCTTGCTGCTGCGGAGTCGTGATCCCCGCCCCTTGGTTCAGGAATGTGTTGCCGGGCGTCGCTGGCGCAGCACCCGATTGAGTCGGGGCGTAGTTCATCAGCGTGCCGTTCTGCAGCGCCGTGGTCACTTGCGGCGGCAGGTTCACGGCGGGTTGCGTCGCGGCGGGCGTCGTGCTGGTCGATCCGGTCAACGTCGTCGGTCCCGCAGCCCCGACACCACTGGCAAGGTTCGCGAGGCTTTCCGTGGACGGCCCCACGTCGTTCCGGCCACCGATCCAGTTCACGATATCGCCCGTCTGGCGATAGTCCTCGTTCAGGTTCTGGCGTGCTTGGTTGTCCCAATACCGGTTGGTCTCGGCGGCTTGGTCGGTCGTCAGCCCCCGCATCACCCCCGAGCGCACGGTCGTGTTCGCCAGCCCCCGGTTGATGAGGTCTTGGTCCGCAGTCGCACGCGCACCCTCGAACTGCCGCCCAATGTCGGCGATCCCCTCGTTCGTCAGGTTGTTGATGGCGAGACCGGCCCGATTCATCCGGTCGAGCAAAGCCGCCAAGCCTTGGTCGTACCGGCTCATGTTCGCCTGATTGGCCGCGTCCGTCTGGTTCTGGTACGAGTTGGCAAGGTCGGACACCAGCCCCGCGTTGGGGCTTGCTCCCGTGCCACCGTAGCCCGCCAGCGGAGCGGTTCCCGTACTGGTCGTCGTTCCGGTCGTGCCCGTGCCCGTCGTGCCGTAGCCAGCAAGCGGGTTCTGAAACTCTGGGATGGTGAAACCGCCCGTGCCGGTTCCCGTGCCCGATCCACCGCTCACGCCCGTGCCGATTTGTGTCAGGTCGGGGAAGTTGGCCGTGGGGGCAGGGGGGATGTTGAAATCCCCCCCAGCGCTCGGCAGGGAGAAGTTACCGCCGCCCGCTGTTCCGCCCCCATAGCCACCCCCGCCGCCGCCCAATTCAATGGGAGCGCCCGTCCCCGTCGTCATCGCCCCGCCCCAGCCCATTTGGCCGTTGCCGCCGTATCCCATCTGCGGGTTACTGGCGAGGGTTTGCGCCCACCAGTCCGCGTAGTTCGGGCCGACCGGGCCACCGCCAACCGTGGTTTGATTGCGGTCGTCGATGCCGTTGTTGTCGACATCGCGGAAGCCGGTTTGGTTCTTCCCCGGTTCGTCCAGCTCGTTCACGGTGCCGTCGCCGTTTGTGTCGAGCGGATTGACCGCGTTGCTGGCCGCGTTCGGCACCAGCCCCGGCATGGGGGCAGGCCCTTGCGTGACACCCGGATTACCGGGCAGCGTGGACGCGGGGCCGGAAGGGGGCAGGCCGGTCAGGCCGGGGGGCGGCGGATCGGGAATGCCGTCGCCATTTTCATCCTGCCAGCCGGGGTCGCTGGGGTGCGGACCGGATGGCGTGACATTCCACTCCGGGCGACTAGCCGCCCACTCTTCCGCCGTCATCTTCGTCGGGTCCACCGGCGAAGTTGAAGCGGGTCCGCCAGCCATGCCACCGGCTTTCGTGGCCGCCTCCATCCACGCGCGGTATTCGGGGGAGTTGAGGTTGTAGCCGCTTCCGTATCCGCCCATGACGGACAGTTCGCCACCAAGGCCAATCTTCTCCGCTCCGCTGGTCGGCTGAACGGCTGGCGCTGGAGGCGCAGTCCCGGAGCCAGTTGCCGGATTGATCGGCAAATTCGGCTGCGCACCTTGTGTGCCAAGCAGGTAGTTCTGAAACGCTTGCCAGTCGGACAACGTTTCCTCAAACGGAACGGCCATGACTCACCCTCTCAAAACATCCGCCCGGCGGATTGGCCCAATTCTTCGGCGATCATCGTTCCGCGTTCATAGGACCAGTGCGCCCCTTCGGTCCCGCTGGCAATCTTCATGGCGACAACCTGCCCCATGACCCGCTGTCGCTCGACGTACTTGTCCGTGTCCGTCGTCGTGTACGAGAACGTCGCGGTCGAAGCGAAGGCGTCTTCCGCCGAGTAGCCCTTGTGAAACGCCACGGAAACCGCCGTGTCCGTCGTGTTGTTGCCCAAGTAAACCTTGGTTTCCCTCGCCCGGATCGGGGCACGGCTGTTACTCATGTACGGGCCGAGCCATACATAGCTGTCGATTTCGTGGCTGGCCGTCTCGTCGTCCCACGAGGTCGAACTGTCGATCCGGCGAATGCGTCCGTCGCGGCAGCCGATGAGAACCACCCGGTCGTCCGGATCGTCGCCGTCGTACACATGCGTCGCGGACACGTTCAGGTCGTCATCCACGAAGGCGTCGGCCCACCATGCTTTCTGCCGCGTGTCGAAGACGTAATTGACCGTGTCGCCACCGGCCAGCGGCGTGATGTACACCATGACCGCCTCGAATTCCGCGTCGTAGGCGAGACGGACGATGTTGGTCGACAGATTCACGCTCTTGAGGCGGAACCCGATGTTGTTCGACAGCAGGGCAGGGGGGTTGTTCGGGGCGATGGCGTACAGCCCGCCACGCGAGCCGAAGAAGTAGACGATCCCCTCGGGGCTTTTGCACCACGTCGGCCCAAACGCCATGCCGATGCCGTCGCTGATGCGGTCGATCCGCCCGCCCGCCATCGGGTCGTTCGTCATCTGATAAATGGAGTGATCTCCACCGAAGATGAGGATGTCGTCGTTGAACGGAATCAGCGTGTTGATGATGTCGGCGCACTTGCCCGCGTCGGAGTTGTTCCCCGCGACAGCCATCGCCTCCGTCACCGTGGCCCCGTAGTCCCAATCGAGCGGGTCGCCCAGCTTCGACATGAACCAGTTGTGTGGGTCGCTCGACAGCCCCGACAGCACGATCCGCGACCGCCAGGTGCAGATCAGTCGGCACCGCGTCGATCCGCTTCCCGGCAGACTTCCACCCGAGGGGGTCCACGTCGCGACCGTGTTTGTCGATGCCGTGTACTTCTTGACGTTCTCGCCGTCCACGAAATACAGCACGCCAAACAGTTCCGCAGAATCGACGTGTGGGAACGAAGCGCTCAGCGCCCCGGTTCCGCTCGTCGCCGCCGTGTAAGAACCGCCCCGGCTGAACGTCTTGACGTTGCCGTTCGAGACCGCAATTCCGGTCGTGGACCGCATGGCATACGTCCCGCTGCCGGACCACGCCGCCGTCGAAGTGATGTGGGTAATGTGTTGAATCGGATAGTCGCCCGTGTGTTGCGCCGTCAGGAATCGAGTGTGGCCAGCGCGTTGGGCACCACGGAGACGGCCCGTCTTGGGGTCGTACCCGCGCACGTTCCGCGCGTCGTAAGCCGTAACGGCCCTCGACGTATCGCGGTTCTGTCGGAACACTGGCTCAAGCTCGCTAATTCCCGCTACGGGAAAGGCAAGATCGAGACTCAAGCTCCGTGGCCCTCTGAACTTCGCCACCGATGCGCTCCAGGTATTGGGTCCACTCGTGAGCCATTTTCCGCGCCGAGAACTCCGTCCACACATAGGCACGGGCTTTTGCCGCCCGCTGCGGGTTGGCTAGAGCCTGAATCACCGCCCATGCCATTTCCGCTTCACTCTTCGGGTTGCGGACGATTTCCGCACATTCCCCGATTTGCTCCTCAATTTCCGGGATGATCCCCGTCCGTGTGCAGACAAGCGGCACGCCGGTCGCCATCGCTTCGAGTCGCGTCAGTCCGAATCCCTCTTTCTCAGAACAGCACACGACGCAATCGGCAATCGTGTACGCGGTCGCCACGTCATTGACGGGAAGGAAGACGCAGTACCCACGAGTGATGTCCTCGATCTGCTTGCGGGTTTCCCCGTTGTCGAAGCCGATCCCGCAGTACAGCGCGATGGCGTCATCCTTGTTGTCAATGAGGTGTCGAACAGCCCTTGCCGCCGCCAGCGGTTCCTTCTCGTCACTGAACCGGCCAACGTAGGCGACCACTGTGCAGTCCTCGCGGATGCCACGGCTGAACCGTGCATCACGCCAGCTTTCCACGGGAGTCAAGCGGTCCCACTCGATCCCGTTGCGGATGACCGTCACTTCCGGCTGCCGATGGAGCGGAAACGAATTCGACGCCAATCGGGAGACCGCCACGCAATCCGTGATCCGGTCGTCCAATTCCGCCAGCGTTCGCTTCGTCCAATCAACGCAGCCGTGGGAGACTGCAATCACGCGACCGCGATACCACTCGGGGATTCGCGTCTTCGACCACACGAGCAAGGCGTCCGTGTTGCCGAACTGCTGTTCGACTTCCGCGTAGGTGTCAAACCGTTTGACGCCCACATAACTGTCCCGCCCCGTCTCGGAAAACCGCTTGGTTCCGTAGAAGGGGCACAGCTTGCTGGTTTCCAGCACGGTCGCCATGTCGGTCGGAGCGCCCGGCGAAAGCCCAATGCCCACGCATTGAATGTGCGGCGGAAGGTGTCGGAGCATGGCAATGACTTGCCGCTCGACGCCCCCCATACACCAGACTTCCGACAGGATTCCGAACGAGAACATCAGGCAACGCTCACAGCATCGAAGTTGCAGGACGTATCGGTTCCCACGTTGCAGTAAAACGCGGTCCCGGCCCCGCCGTCCGTGTGAATGAACAGGCACCCGGTCACGAAGCCCGCCGTGCCATCGCTTGGCACCGTGGCCCCGACGACGAACACCGCGTTGTTCCGGCCATCCTCGATGGCGACGCCACCCGCCGCTTGAATCCGAATTGGGGCACTCATGTCGGGGTCACTCCGTTAAACGTCACCGTGATTCCGTTGGGACGCCTTGCCCAGCGGGAGTAGATGCCATCGGACCCGTCTTGCATCTGGCCGATGAGTCCGCCCATGTTGGCGCGGCGATCCCGCGCGATGCTGGCCATGAGCGATTGCTGGAACTTTTGCGCGAACACACCCGGTTGCCCGTCAATGTGCATCTCGAACGAGGCGAGCACCGCGTCCTTGATGGTTTCGCTGTGATCCGACGCACCCCACGCATACTTGTTCGTGGTGGTCAGTTCCGAGGGTCGGACCTTGTACTGGTATTCCAAGATCGCCGTGGTGGCGACGGACGGATAGAACAGGATCAGGCTTCGCGTCCCCACGGTCGGGTCATTCGTGACCGAGCGAATCGCGAAGTGCGTCGGGTATTGCGTCCCCGTGCGGGAAGTCTCTTCCGAACGCCATTCCCGAATCACCGACTCGGGAACTTGCGTCAGCGCCCACTTGTTGGAACCGCCGGGGTTGTATGTGACGGGGGACAATAACCGCTCGAAGTCATCGCCGAGCGAGTAGTCGTCCTGAAACAATTCGTAGGTCGCACCGCTGGACACCGTCACGCTCGTATCCACAAGGGTTACTTGCGTCCCGCTGTCCCGCGTGTTGACTTCGTATTCCGTCCCATTCACGCTCAGGCGACCGGATGCCGCCCATGACGGGAATGTCCCGCCGGTCAACGTGACAACCCCGGAAGCGACCGCAATCGTGCCGGTCGAATACGGGGCTTGCAGCGTCAACGTCGTGATGGGTCGAAGGAAACTCCACTCGTGGGCGCTCACGCCGTCCACCGAGGGAGGGGAGTAGAAGGTCCGCAGGCCCGCATTGATGTTGCGGTCCACACGGCTTTGCTCGTCCGACGACAGGGCCGAGTAATCCCCGTCCCCGCCGTAGAACTGTTCAACGGCGAACAGACGCAGCTTTTGCAGGTCGAGCGTCAGACTGCTTTCCGCCATCAGCGCTCTCCGGACACAAAGCCACGAACATCGCCAACTCTTCCATCGTCGGTTCCGCGATCAGACGGACCCTCTTCCGGAGTACAAGCCAGCGATCAAGCCGCTTGCCAATCTCCGGAGGGGGAGTCCAATCGACGGAGTCAGGAAGCCCCAGCACTCGCTGGAGCTTCCACCTCACGTTGTCAGTCATCACGCGCGATCCTGAAACGCGGCGATCCAGTCCACGCTGATGTGGTTGGCAGCCGCACCATCGTTCTGGGTCAGCACCACCGGGCAGAGCGGCACGTCGTCCGGGAACGTCGCGGCGGCGAAGTTGGTCGCCGTGACTTCGGTCGGGAGAGCGACGCCGTTGACGTAGAAGATCAACCGCTTGTCGTCGGTCGCACCCGGATTGAACCGGAAGCCGACCTTGTACCAGGTGTCCGCGACGATGGTCGTGTTGTTCCCGGTCGGGGCTTGCTTCGTCTGACCGCTCTTTTTGTAGCTGGTCAGCATCGTGGCCCCGGCGGCACACAACGTCTGGAACCCGATGAAGTTGGTGTCGGCCAGTTCGCCGGTCGTGTCATCCATCTGCCCCGTCGCCACCAGCCCCGGAGCACCGAGGCCGACGAAGAAGGGCAGGGTGGTGTTCGCGACCGAACTGACGCGGAACCGGGCCTCGAACGCCAGAGAGAGCGGCGTCGTGGACGAAAAGTTGAACTGACCACCGTAGCCGTCCGTGATGCCGAAGTGGCCCTCGTCGTTGGCCGTGGTGTCGTGCAGGATGCGGAGCACCCCACCCTCACCCACGCCCGCCGATCCGAGCAACCGCGCCGTCACGCCGGTGTCGAGGAACGTCGTGACCCCCGCCGTCGTCATGAAGTCGTGGAAGACCCCGTAGCCGCTTTGGCCCGAGACCACCGCACGCTCCAAATCCATGTTGGCGAAGACGGTCGGGGACGGACCCCGCGTCGCCACAATCGAGTCACCGAACTGAATCGTTTCCAAGGCCATGTCAAAATCTCCCTGTGAGGTGAAGAGTGTCAGTCGCCAGAGAGATCAGGCGGCGCTGGTGGAGAAGACGAAGTTCTTGCGCGGGTCGAGACACGCGAATTGCATGGTCGAGTCGGTGAACTGGGTCACGACCGTGTGCTGGTCGCGGCTGGTCATCGGCTCCGAGCGACGGTCGACGAAGCCCTTGAGGTACGCGAACCGCCAAGTATCGAAGCACAGCCCGTAGATCGGGTTGTTCGACGAACCGTTGTTGTCGAGGTACGGAACCCAAGTCACATCCATGCCCATGAACATGGCCTTGCCGTCCTTCGAGGCCACGTCGTTCGTCTTGAGTTCGCCTTGCGCTTCGGCGAGTTCGTCGAACGCTTCCACCACGGTTCGCGTGGTGAACAGCCCGTAGTCGAGCTTCTTCCGCGTGGTCGACTCGCCCGTGAGCGACGGGTAGTTGACCGGCGGGGTGAAGTTGCACAGACGAACCGCAGCCCGCATCTTCTTCACGAGGTCAGCCTTGGTGACGGTCGTGTACTGGCCGGTGTAGTTCTTCCAGCCGGAGTAGGTGTTCCGGTCCACACCGCCCGGTCCCGCCGTGAAGCCGCTGGCGTTGCCGCCGTTGAACCCCTCGGTGTTGGACTGAACGATCCAGTACGGAATCCCGAACGGCAGGAGCGTGTCCGTCGAGTCGGCGGGCTTGCTCCAGAACGCGGCTTCGAGCTTGTCCGCGTGCTTCCGCTGGCTGTCGACTTCACGCTGCTTGATGAGGTCGAAAATCTTCTCCTTGTCCCCGCTGTTGAGGGCGGGTTCGCGGATGTCGTAGGACCAGTCATCTTGCAGGTGACGCCACGGCACGGACGCCGTGACATACGCCTCGTTGATGGTCGGACGGGTGACGGCGGCGAGGCCCACCCAGTTCGAGGATTGATCGTTGCCCAGCGTTTCCACGCGCCACTCGTAGCCGGTCCCACCACCCTGCGTCATCCGCTCCTTGCGAAGCAGTTGCGGGATGATGTGGTACTGGTACTCCTGAACGATGGAGACGAACTTGGTGCGCTGGATGTGGTTCTGCGTCGCCTTGACGAGCGAGGCGAGGTCCGTCGCTTGAATGACAGCCATGAAAGGCTCCTTTTCTTAGCGGCCTCAGTGAGACCGAACGAATTTGTCGATTTCCGCGAGCGCCTTTTCCCTGCCTGTCGCGGCGTCGTCCGAGTGGAGCGCTTGCGACGGCACGGCCAAGGTGTTCCGGCCCCGTTGCTTGAGCTTCTGCGTCAGTTGCAATCGCTCGCGGTCGGCGAGTTGTTTGCGGAACACGACGCTGACAGCCTCTTCAACCAGCGTTTCGAGGGGCGGCACGGCCTCCCCCGGTTCACGCTCTTCGCGCATCAGGGCGTCCACCTTGCGAGCAATCGCACGGCGGGCCTGTTGATGCTGCGGATTCGACAGGGCGGAAAAGGAACCTCGCCCGACAAACTCTTCATCCACAAGACGATCCAAGGTCCGGTCGAATTCCTCGTACCGCGACGCACGAACCGCCTCTTCCTGTTGCTGCCGGTACTGTTCAATCGTCGGCAGGTGTTTCTGAACCTGCTGTTGCAGGCCGCCGTATTGCTGATGGACCGCGTTCAATTGCTGGTCGTAGAACTGCTGCATTTGCGCCAATTGCTGCGCGAAATGCTGGTTCATCCCGACAATCGCGGGGTCGTATTGATCCGGGTTCTCCAGCTTGAACGGCTGGACCTGAAACCGCTGTTGTTGCTGGGCCAACGCCTGTTGTTGCCGCCGCTGCGCCACCTCTTGGTTGACGTACTGGCGGAACAGGTCGACACTGCCGAACGCCCGCATGTCGGCAAAGCCGATCCCGAGCGCCTTCGCCATCTGAAAGTCGACAGCCTGAAACCCGTCCGCCGGTGGGGCAGGAGCGGGTGCAACGGGGGGAGACGGCGGGGGAGCACCGCCAGGAAGACCCGCACCGTCTCCGTCCCGTTGCTCCGCTTTGAGTTCCGGGGCGGGGTCCGCCTCCAGAACATTGTCTTGAGGCTCGCCAGCCAGCGCGTTGTCGATAGCGCCCAGCGCGTCGTCATTGCGGTCGTCAGACAAATGGTCGAAACCACTGTCCACGACGACATCGCTCGACACGTCAGAAGACGCCGGTGCGGCTGATTCCAATTCGGCCATGAGTGCGATGCTTGGGCGGTGCTCGCACTAACGTCGTTCCGTCAGTCCTGTGACGCGGCAGAATTCACTGCGGTGTCGCAGAGATCGGAAGCACGGCCTGCCTTCCCGGTCGTACCGAGTCGGACATCCGGCTTCCTTCAACATCTGTGTCGCCTCGGCGATCCGGGATGGATGCACCGCAGCGGCGTCGCTTTTCAACTCCCGGCCTTCGCGGAATGTGATCCCCGCGTGCGGAACGGTGAGTTTCGTGGGCTTCGCGTTCTCTCGCAGCCACGCCTGAAATTCGGCCTGAACTTCGGAGAGGGAAGCGGAAGGTGGCAGTTTGCTCTTGAAATCGGGCATTGCAGGAAAGCCGGGCGGCGCTTCCTGTCTCAGAGAATAAGCACAACTGATCCAGCGTGTCAACACTATCAGTTTTGCTTATTCTGATTTCCGCCCGCCATCAACCGCTGGATCATGCTCGACTCGTCCCCTTGCATCCCGCCAGCCCCCTTGGAAACGCGGTTTTCCGTGGAGACTTTCACCGGCGGCGTGCTCGGTTCCGACGCCTTGAAGGAATCGCTGGCGTTCAGGGCCATGCCTTGCGACTGCACGAGATCGTTCAGTTCCGGCAGGTTCATGTACTGGGCCAGCATCTTGACGTACTGCGTGAAATCGATGCTCAGGCCCTGTTGTTGCAGCATCGGCTGGGCGGGCAAGAGCGTGCTCATCATCAACTGGCTCAGTTGCTGCGAGCGTTGTTGCGGGGTCTGGAACACCATCGAGTACGGCTCGATTTCAATCTCGTGCTCGAAGAAATCGTACTGCCGTTCCTCGGGCGTCAACGCCACTTCGATGGCACCGACCGGCGAATCCATCTCGGCGCGGTACGTTTCCGTGGGGTCGGTCCACATCCAGTACGCCAGATCGGTCAGCACGCCCTTGGTGAACAGGGCAACCTTCTGCCGCATCGCGTTGATGCGTTCGGAACTGTTCTGATTCAAAATGGCGTCTTGCGTTGCCGTGTCCGTCTGCGCCGACAGGCCCCCCAGCGTTTCGAGGTTCCCCGCCAGCGTGGAGAACATCTGGTTGCACTGGAGCATGAACCCGAACGTGGATTGGTCGATCCCGCCGAACGCCCGCTCCTGAATCGCTTCGGGGGATTCGACCGCCACCACGTCGCCATCGTTGGCGTTCATGATGGTCATCGCGTCCTTGCCGCCGTTCTGATTGCTCATGTTCGGGGCGAGGCCCACCGACTTCGCTCGTTCGGCTTGGCGGATCAGCTTCCGCATCGCCGAATTGATGAAATTGTGGAGATGAATCCACGTCGCCGCCGGGGCGAGGGGCATCACGTTGCCGTCGACTTCGTTGTAGAACAGAGCGTGATACGGCCCGCGTTCCGGACCTTCCCAATCGACCACCCGCAGCGGATACGCGGGGTAGTGTTCGCAGTACGTCACCACCTTCCGCTCAGCGCGGACGTACACCTCCCACACCTCGACCTGCTTGTGCAGCTTCCCGCGATCCGCTTCACCCGACATCTCCGCCAGCCGGGCGTCGCCGTCCTCGTTGACGTTGAGGTTGTCCTGTTCGCGCAGCTTCGCCCGCACCCGCTTGTCCCACTCGGGGTTGCGAATCGCATCCTTGAGGGCCACGCGGTACTTGTGCCCCATGTACTCGGCGGTGTCGAAGCTGCTCGCGGTCATGTCCACCACGTAGTCATCCAGCAGGATCGACTCGACGAACGGCGTGCTCGTGGTGACGTTCTCGCCCCCGATGTTCTTCACGCCGTTGGACTTCAAGCCCACCTTGACGATGCCCATGCCGAACAGGCTGTTCCGCACCGACCGCTGCAAGGCCCGGTGAATGCGGTAATCCTCCAGCGAGGAATTCATCACCAGCCCGAGCTTCGTCGCCCCGGCCCGATACCGGCGGTTCTTCGTGAACACGTTCACACGCGGCGGGTTCCCTGCCAGTTGTTGCAGGTAGATCGTCGTCGCCTGCTCCATCTTGTTGACGGGGTTCGCCTTTTCGTTGGCCTTCTCCCCGTAGAAGTCGCCGACGTACTCCTTCCAAAGCGTGATGTACTGCTCTCGCCACGGAGTCAGCTTCTTGCGAGACTCCATCACGGCGTCGATCAGACGCGGCAGAGGCACCTCCAGTCCCGACTCGGGAGCGGACTTTTCGCCTTGTTCCATCTCGATTTCGTCGTCGGTCGCGATCATGGGATTCACCACTTGCTTGAGAATTTGTCACCGTCAGAATCCATCGCCCGACGCTGCCGCCACCCGAACGACCCAAAAGGAAAGTCGTCCATGACGGTTGGCTGTCGACGCTCGTTTGCAATCACGTTTGGGCGCGCAATGAAGTTGGCCAGCGCGTCGGCAATCACGCGGTCGCCGTGGTTGTCGCCGCCGTCTTGCGCTTGAGCGATGCTCACATGCTCGACCGATCCGTCCGCCATGTTCTTGAACTGCTTGCATTCCAAGAGCGCCTTTTCGGACGGGTTGAAAAACTTCCCGTTCGCCAGCGCCTCGCGGTACTGAATCAGCAGGTCGCGTTTGAGGTCGCGGTTGCTGAACCAGCCGGGTTTCCGGTCCTTGGGCGTCCACCGCGCATCAACCTTGGTATCGTCCCGCTTCATGTACACCCTGCGGAACCCGAGGTCTTGCGTCACCACTTTGCCGAACGTCAGCCCCGGCCCGCCGCCGTCCCAGATCATGAACGCCGGTTCGTTGCCGCGTGCGAAGAACTGACAGAGATTCACCGCAGTCCGCGCAAACGCTTCCACACCCGTCTTGTTATGTACCCACTCGGCAACCTTTTCCCCGCTGTCCCGATCCACGACCGAGGCAACGGAGTCAGACGCCCCGGTTCCCTGTCCGATGTCGCACGCCACGACGAAGTTGCGATGGGACGGTGGCACATAATCACGCCCCATGTCGAGCCAGACAGAGAGGGGTCCACGGTTGTCTTCCTCGAACCGCACCACGTCGCCGTCATCCCGCAGCCGTCCGCGATACAACGCCGGTCGGCAATGCGTGGCGATATGGGCGTCGATCCCCACGGAGTCGAAGAACGGGTAGTCCGACCCCTGGTAGTCGATGTCTAATTCCGCCGCGATTTCCACGGGGTTTGGCGTCCGGTCACATTGCCTGTCGTACCACGGGGACCGCACACCCTCGGGACAACTCGGCTTCTGCTCGCGGAACACATACCCTTCCGGGGCGCCGGGTTCCAGAATCTCGATGCCGCGCTCGGTCGGCTTGTACAGCCCGATCCGCTTTTCGGGATGGAGCGACCAGTGCGCCCGGAACGTCCGCGTCGTTTTGCGTGACGCCGCGAAGTAGTTGCTTTCCCCCTTGGGCGTGCTGTTCAGGATGCGGCAATTCGTGTTGGCTTGCGTCGCCGCCGCGATATCGTCACCGCCGCCGGGGCAGGCCGCCGCTTCGTCCCACAGGATCGCCGTGCGTCGTCCACCGCGCCCCGCATCCGCGTTCGTGGATTCCCCTTCGATCACCGACTCCGTCCCCGGAAAGTCCATCGTCAGCTTGGACCGGCGGTTCTTCGGCTTCAACCACTCGGGCATCCCCTTGGTGAGCACGTCGCAGTGGGCGAACAGGGAGTCCCGGTCCCCATCCACCAGCGTTTCCTTGCGCGACAGCATGAGAAACATCTGGTTCGGGCGGAACATGGCCCGCCACGTCATCCATGCGCACGTTACCCACGACACCCCCATGTCTCGGGACTTCTCGATGCGCAGGTCGCGCCCCTCGTTGCACGCCTCTTCCAGTTCCCGGAACAGATCATCCTGAAACGGGTACGTCACAAACGGCAGTTTTGCCGGGGTCCGCCGAGGGTCGATGGTTGTGCCGAACATATTCAGCCAGAACAGCCCGTCATTGCTGCACCGCTCCGTCACCTGTCGCCGCATGGCCGCACTCTTGGCGCACGCCTCCAGCACCCGCTTCCGGGCGGCAGCATTCGCCAGCGGTTCCTTCGGCACGATCATGTCAACGTCGCTCCGAGAAGATCATCCAGCGACGCCGACACCCCTTCGGGTTCATCCTTCGGCGTGTCACCCACCGGCTTCTCCACCTTGTACGCCAGCCGCATGTACTCGGTGACGAACTTCTCCTTGTTCTCCCGAGCCACGAACATCATGGACCGGCAGGCCCCATTCGGGTACGACGCCCCGCCGAGTGTCTCGTTGTCGAGATTCTCCATCACCCAGTCGACGACATCGCGGGGACTCATTGCCTTGGGGTTCGCCACCTTGCGTCTCCTCTCGATCTTGCGGGCTTGCTTCACCAGCGTCTTGCCGACGTTCGACAGCGCCCAATTTCGACTCTTCAAAATCTGAACTTCATCATTCCCTTTATCCGTCCACGGCGAGACATCCAGCCCAAGCTCCCGCGCCGCGAGCAAACCCAGGTGGACCCTTTCCTTCCCCGTCTTGCTACGCCACGGGGTTCCTTTTCGCGAGTAGGCGAACAGCTTGTCATCCGGTTCCGCGAGGCACCGCAGTCCCGTGTTCTTCAACTCGTTCACCACGATCCGGCCCCACGGGTCACCGTGCCGGGTGGAAGGTTCCGTCATCAGCTTGAGCCACGCTTCGCGATCATTGAGGGGCCTCACAGCATAACGCCGGTCCCCCTTCACCAGCCCGGCCTTCCGTCTCCAACATTCCGACCACAGCCCCAGCGGCACCAGCACCAGCTTGAGAAACGCCGTCACACGCGGGACAGGGAATTCACGCTCAGGCATCGTTGTCCTCGTCCAGCCGTTCCAGCATCCAGTCCTTCAACGATTCCCAGCCACGGGACTCATCGACGGGCACGCCATTCGAGGTTGGCACCACGAAGGTGTGGCCGGTGCCGCCGTACCGATTCCGGACCACCGTGAGGCCAACGACCACACGCTCCCGAGGCTGACCATTCAAAGGCGTGTCCTCTTCCACGATGGCCAAAACCCCGAACGCCGGAATCTGGCACCCCTCAAAGTGGCGATCCAGCACAAGCTCACTCGCCATACGTGAACTCCACAGGGAACCTTTCAACGCATCAACATCCATCTCCGGTGAAAGATTCACCGCGCCGATTCCGCCACTTCCTGCTTCTCCCACAGCACTCGCCCGAGTTCACGGACGCACTCATCCACCAGCCTCTTGTAGAACATCTCCGGCAAGTGTTCGTATTCACGGCGTTCGTGATCCGAGAGGTAGCAGATGCACTGAATCACCCGGTCGCGTTCACGCCGCCCCGGCCAGAACAAGCACCGCAGTTGGATGAAGTTGCCATCGACGTACTTTTCGTCCGTTTCAAGAATCACGATGGAACCAGCCCCGTTTTCCCGCCAGAACGGAACCTTCACGCCGTGCTGAATCACCAGCCACGCCCGCGAATCGTCACCCCACTGTCGGCAAATCCACCACGGCAGTTCGTCCATACACCACCCGCGCAACAAACCGTGACACATTGTCACAAAATGTAACAACGCGCGCTAAGCATACCCATCAACATCTTGCCACCACAAGACGCCTGTGCTACCGTCCACCTCAGCGGCACGCTCAGGCCCTGTTTGCCAACGCCGCTCGGTTCAACAGTGTCACTACCGACCGCTGCCCAAAAGGGACGCCAAAGGTGACACACGAAATGGCTCGCTCCGGCGGTCGGTCGTAGACCCACCCCCCTGTCGAACGCTGCTCCGGTACACCCCCCGGACGGACGAGAACCTGCCACAAGCTCTTTGTGGATAACCGGATACGGTGAGATGGATGTCTCATTGCCGGTCGCGAGCCAGAGGGGGGTGGTCTACCCACAGATCGCACCCTATACGCGCTGCACACGCTTGCGCAGTGCCACCGCCAACCCTCCAGCAGAGGGTCCAGCGAAACCGCACAACCAGCATTCGTGGTCCCATGCGTGATCGTGAATGGGTGTGTGTGTGAGTGAGGGGTAACTGTATACGTGGGCGAACGCGCGAGGGGGGCGGTCGGGGTCGAAAGGTGTCGCCACCATTGACGGGGGTCCCTGACGCATCGCACGCAAGCCCTTGCCGCGTAACGAGTTGCGTCGATTGTGCACGGTCGCAACGCTCGCACACCACATAAGGTAGGAGACGACCTGTCTACCATCCGGTCGGCTATCGCATCCTGACGCCAAGCACACCGCAAAGAGCATCGCAACATCGGGTGAACAGCGGATCAACGAACGATGCACGCGAGGCTGACGACAGTCGGATCGGCCTTCCCATCGGCTCGCAAACAGGGGACGAACAGCGTTCCAACAGCGTTCGCCCAGGCATTGCACGCCATGCTCACGAGCCGACAAACGAGCATCGCACAGGCGTCAAACAGGTCACGAACAACGGTCCAACAGGCCCGCAATTGCGATCCGCTCCCCTTCCCGCGAAGATTTTTCCAAACTCGCTAATGCGTTGCACGACAACGGGTTAAGCACGATCAACAGGGCCGATCCGGCACAAAACCTCAACATCCCCGTTGACGATGTCGAAACCAAATCGTAATATCCCATCATGCGACAGCCGAATGCGGTCCGCGACACTCACCAGTCCCAATGCGGGGAGAATGACCATGTCCTACGAGCAGTTTCGACGCGCCTACGTCACCGCGACCTGTAACCTCATGCGAGGCGTGTCCTACGAGCGACAGCGTGAGTTGTGGCGACAGATTGGCGACCTGTGTGAGTCCTACGCCGCATTCGTCGAGCGTGTTGATGCCGAGTGGGAATCGCTGTTCCCTGTCGTCAATGGCCGTCGCTCGCAAGAGCCTGTGTTCCCCGATGCGACGTGATTCAACGTCCCCCAGTGGCCTAAGCGCGGTTCGACTCCGCGCGGGGGGAATGCGGCTCGTGGAGCCGCTTGTCCGATTGTCCCGATACGGGAGAAACACGATGAACGCCGAACACGTCAAAGCCGCCTTGCAGGTCACCTTCGCCGTCGCGGAATCCATTCGCGAGGCGGGATCTATCCCGGAAGGGACGATCTATGCTGCCCTCATGGGGCGTGTGACGCTCGAAGGATTCAATTCGTGTCTGCGGACACTGGAGCGTACTGGCCTCGTGAAGCGCGAACCGTCGCATTTGGTGCGATGGATCGGACCGCAGATTGAGTCCCGCTGACGATGGCCACTGGCAATGGCCGAAACCGTCGCGAGACGGTCCGGGAAGCCATCAATCCTAACTAGGGAGACCAACATGCTACACGAACGTCACCGACCCACCGATTGGCAACAGGTTGTCGGCCAAGACAAGACGCTTGCCAAG